TCAGGACGATGGATCAGAAGTAATAGGTACGCTTAGTTATCATCCTCTAGATGACACCATTATGATTGCAGAATGGGACGCTGATAGCTTCCCAAGTAATAACTATATAGACAATAACGGTTTGATAAACGAAATTGATACGGGATATAGCAGTGCTACTGGTAAGGGGACCTTTGATGCAGTAGTTGATCCTACGACTTTTAATCCAAAAAGACCAAACGGGGAAAATACAGATCAAACTATTACTACTGGCATAAGATATTTGTTAGTAGATAATGTTGGTGGTGGAGTTCGTGAAACATTTACTACAACAGTTAAAACTAAAAAAGTTTCTACAGGTGTAAATTATGACGATGTTTATGAAGCCAGCATCTTTGTAAATGGCGTAGAAGTTGCACAAGATACTGCGCTGAATAATGCCGGAATTTATGTTATTGTAACAACAGCAATGATTCCGATTGGAAGTGTTGTAACATATTCACTTAATCTTAATGACGACGGTCCAGATGCCTGGAAGAACACAGATGGTAGTGACCCTACAGCCTACACTAATGATATTGTGATGTGGGATGGAACAAACTGGGTAACATTATTTTCAAGCAGTGAAAAAACAGACATAATCATTTACCAGACTAATTATTATACAGGCACACAATACAAGTGGAATGGTGTGACTTGGGTAAAATCATTTGAGGGTGATTACAAAAAAGATTCATGGAGACTAGCACTCTAATAGATTGTAGTGGCGCATTAATTTGTGCCAAAAACACAAAAAGGTTTTTATTATTACAAAAAACCACAGGCAAACATGCAGGTCGTTGGGGACTAGTGGGTGGTACTAACCAAAATGGTGAGACTGCATGGCAAGGGTTACTAAGAGAAATTGAAGAAGAGTTAGGCTTAGTGCCTGATCTCAAAAAAACAATACCTTTAGAAAAATTTGTTAGCAATGATTCCCTATTTAATTTTACTACATTTTTTTGTATAGTAGATAAAGAATTTTTACCAGCATTAAGTCAAGAACATTCTGGATGGGGATGGTTTGACTTAAATAATCTGCCTAGACCTATGCATAAGGGGCTAGAGCTGAGCCTTAAAAATAAGATTATACAAACTAAGATACAAACAATAATAGATATTATAGATAGTTTATAGGATACAATATGCTTTCAATTGAAAAAAGTCCTGTTTTTCAACAAGAGTACGCTAACTGGAAGAGTAAGATTTCTCTTATGCCTGATATTCCGTTGAAGATTGAGCTAAGTGCCTTGCTTGATAGTTTGCTACAACAAGTTAAAACTTTAGACCAACATCATAAAGATGTAGGATTAAACAATAGAATATCGGGTGCATCAGTTGATACTAGATCAAGCGTGACCGATATTAGACGTAAGATAGATAAAAAAATAAAAGATTTTGAAGAAAGCCAACTGGTATATAAGGAGGAAAAACATGAGAGTTAAACCTATTTTAGACAGATTAATAGTTAAAAAAGATGACCCTATGACTGTTAGTCAAGGGGGTGTTGTTATACCCGAACAGGCACAAGAACGAGTTACGAGAGGTACAATTTTAGCCATAGGTCCTGGAAAACATGCAGAAAAAACTGGAGTCTTTATTCCAACATGCTTAGAAGTTGGTACTAAAATTTTATTTCATCCTTATGCAGGCAGTGAATTAAAAGTAGGCGACGAGAGTTATTATAACATGCCAGAGAGCGATGTTTGGGCAGTCATTGTTGAAGATGAATGATCTTTTAAAAAATAAAGATTTTTTGTCAGCGAGAAAAGAAAATAAACATTTTGTTTTTAGAAATACAAATTTATCACGTCCTAGTTGGAATGATATTTTAAATGAATTATCTAGGACAGTTTCATCAAAAGAAAGATATAGGGAATTAGATAAGTTTTCATTAATTTTACTCAAGGCTGAAAATATACCTCACGTACAACCTTTAATGTCTGCCATATCATCTTTGAGCAATTTACAATGTTCGGCTCATTGTTATATAAACTTTGTAACTCATTGTAAAACGTTTGGAAGGCACAATGACGATTCTGATGTATTTTTTTGGCAAGTACAAGGATCTACAAAGTGGGTAGTAGAGGAACAGCAAGATTTTGTTTATATCTTGAATGAAAATGATTTAATTTACATACCTAGGAAAATTGTTCATACTGTTTTTCCTTTAACTCCCCGTGTTGGCATATCTATAGGATTAGACTACGAATGTTAGAAAGTTTAAAAGATTATATTTTTGTTAGTAATGCTATTCCAAGAGAACAGTGTGAAATTTTGGTTAAAGAAATTTCACACAGGAATATATGGGAAAGTCATACTTGGCAAAACTATGGTAAAACTCTTTCTAAAAATAATTTAAAATATCCTTTTAAAGAACTCGATGTCGCTGAATCTTATCCAGAACAAAATAAAGTAATCTATCCGTTTATGGGTCAGGCAATTAACGCCTATGAACAAAGATTAGTTGAAAGCAATAGTTCAGATAACTTTTTAGCCAATTGTGGGCTTCATATCTGTTGTCCTGTAAGATTCAATAGGTACAATCAGCATACTTTAATGCGTCCTCACTATGATCATATACATAGTCTTTTTGACGGTGAAAGAAAAGGTATTCCTATAATTTCTATTGTAGGAGTGCTTAATGAGGATTATGAGGGCGGAGAGTTTATATTTTGGGACAATTACAAAGTAGAGCTTCATACAGGAGATATTTTAATTTTTCCTAGTAACTTTCTCTATACGCATAGAGTAAGTGCAGTTAAAAAAGGTACAAGATATAGTTGGGTAAGTTGGGGTTGGTAAATGGAACTGCAAGATTTTATATTTGTAGAGAACACTATTCCTTTAGAGGCCTGTGATAGCCTATCAAATTTCCTTAATAGTTCAAGCTCTTGGGTGAAACATAGTTATCAAACCACAAATTCTAAAAAGTTATTCCCGCCTAATGAATTTGAAATTTTAGATTCTACTGAATATCAAAGCTTAATTTTAATTCCTTACATTGAAAAAGCTATCAACAACTATAATAAGTTTTTAGTTGAAAATTTTAGTTTTGAAAATTACATTTGGCACTGCAAGATAAACCAAATTAATCAAATAAGATTTAATAGGTGTCGAACCAATGTGTCTATTGACACACATTATGATCATATACACGAGCTATTCGGAAAAAATAATAAGAGTATTCCTGTTCTTTCTGTAGTAGGATTATTAAATGACAATTTTACAGGCGGTGATTTTGTTTTATTTGATAAATTTAAAGTTGATTTGAAAAAAGGTGATGTTGTATTATTTCCCTCAACCTTTCTTTATCCGCATAGAGTAGAAAAAGTCTTATCAGGAATGAGAAACTCTTTTGTAACTTGGGCCTACTAATGATTAAAGATTTGTTATTAGTAAAAGATAATTTCTTCACAAATCCTGACAAGATTTTGCCCCTATTTGATAGACAAAAATTTTATAAATCTTGGGCATACCCTGGATCTCGAAGTCATAATTTATTAGAGTCTGAAGATGACAGTACTAGAAATTTTGCACTTTATTTTACACATAAAATAGCCAATGAAGTCATTCCAGGATTACATGGATTTTATATTGATGTAAGGCTTCACATAAATGACATCTATGATGATGAAATTTTAAACCAAGGTTGGATTCACTGTGATGAAGCAGATTTGGCAGGTATTGTTTATCTAAGTAAAGAAGAACTTTCTTTAGACACTGGAACTTCTATTTTTTTTAAAACAAGTGCTGAAGAATTTACTTCTAGAGATATTCAGTCAAGGAAAATGTTTAACCAATACGGAACATCTTTAGAAGAATATAAAAGAGATCTTAAAGATAATTTTAATCAATTTACTGAAATATCTAGAATTGGTAATGTGTATAATAGATTAGTCGCTTATGATGCTACAATGTTTCATAGGCCTAATAGATATAACCTAAGCTCAAAACGGATGCGTCAAACTTTAGTGTTTTTTATTAGGAATGTTAAACAAAATTATCCTGAAAAAACCGATATCAAATTTAATTGGGTTGATTTATGATATTTAAAACTCAACTTTTTGATGTGCCTCTTTACAAAACAAAAGCATCAAAACATGGTTTCATTAGGCAACACATTGATAACCATATAATTCCAGAAGTTAATATAGTAGGAGTAAATGATAAAGAAAGAAATATCTATAGCTCTTATTTTCCTAATGCAGTCAAAATACCAAATGCTTTGTATTATGAATTCTATAAAAATGATATAGAATTGTTTTTAAACAAGGCAGGGTTTAATAAACTAGGTGATTGGGAATATACCTGTAAATTTTGGTATAATGTTGGGGTTGAAAATTCATATCAGGAAGTTCATGATCACCTAAGCGGTCCTATAGTCACAACCTACTCAGCTATTCATTATATAAAATTTGACGCTAATATACATTTAGGCACAATTTTTTATCACCCTCTTCAGAGCATTATTAAAACACTTCAACCTACATTGCGTGAAGATTTGCGCCCATTTGATTTTTTAAATCTACAAAAAATTATCCCTGTAATGGAAAGTGATCTAATATTCTTTCCCGCCTATGTTCCTCATTCTGTTCCAAAACAGCAGTCGAATACACACAGAATAACAATAGCTTTTAACATATGCATAAAAGAGAAAGTCAAATGACTAAAGTTACAGAACTTAATTTATTTCCTATTCCTTTGTACAAGATAAGAGTGACTAACCATGAAAAAATAAAGAAATATTTAATGGATCATGTCTATCCTGTCTATGTCAAGAGAGGACCTAATGATCCTATACAAAATACTTTTACTGATTATGGTTTTACAGCAGATGCAGCATTTTGTAATTGGGATTATCTAAATAAATTATACAAAGATGATTTTATTGATCTACTACAGTCAACAGGAATTAATCTCGCAAAACATCCATGGCAAATAAAATTAAAAGGTTGGTACAATTTTACAAATCAAAATACTGCACAATTTCTTCATGATCATACCGGTGGCCCTTCTTTAATTACATTTAGTGCTGTGCATTATGTAGTTCTTAGTGATAACTCTTTGCCTACAGTGTTTAAAAACCCTTCGATGAAATATATTAGGTCTGTAACTCCAACCAAGAATTTAGATTACCTACCATCTTATTTTTTTAATTTTGATAATATTCCTGACTGTGTAGAAGGTGATATGATCATGTTTCCTAGTTGGCTAGATCATTATGTTCCACAGCATATAAATGGAAATTTAAGAGTAACAACAGCATTTAATATAATGATGCGTGTAGATGACGGAGATGGAAATTAAATGAAAATTGCTATTGTTGGCGGGGGCACTGCTGGTTGGTTAGCTGCTTTAATGTTAAACAAAATTCAAAGAATACACCAAATAGTTGTTATTGAATCTAGCAGCATAGGAATAATAGGAGCAGGTGAAGGATCAACTGGACTACTAACAAATATCGTTAGAAATGATTTAGAAGATTTCGGGTGTGATTATTTAGAGTTTTTTAAAGAAACAGGTGCAGGTTTGAAATACGGCATTCATCATAAGGACTGGCGTGAAAAAGGCCAATCTTATTTTGCGCCGTTGGCAGGATCTTCAACTAGCAGTAGTCCCTTTGACTTTGTATATGCATATGCTTTGGAAAATGATATAGATAATAAATTTTTGAATAAAACTGGAATAGCAGCTGAAAATATGGTTTCAACTTACAATTATCTAAATTTTCAGCACTCTAACAAAATAACTAACGCATTACATTTTGATGCACATAAGGTCGGAAAATATTTTCAAAAAATCTGTCTTAAAAATCCGTTGGTAACACTCATAGATGATACTGTGATTTCAGTGAATATTAACGAAAGTGGAGACATAAAAAGTCTAGTACTATCCAAAGGTAGCATAATAGACGCTGATTTTTTTATAGATGCTTCTGGATTCTCTAGGGTACTAACATCAGCATTGAATATAAAATGGAAATCATACAAAGATAACTTACCTGTTAATTCAGCTATGCCATTTTTTATAGATTATGAAAGTGATGAAATTCCAGAACCTTGGACTACTGCATGGGCGCAGAGTTCAGGATGGATGTGGCAGATTCCAACTAGAGATAGAAAAGGCTGTGGATATGTATTTTGCGATGAATTTATAACAGCAGATCAAGCACATAACGAGATAGAAAAAACTCTAGGGAAAAAGATTAATCCGGTAAGGATCCTTAAATTTGATACAGGAAGATTGGAAAAACTTTGGCATAAGAATTGCCTAGCCATAGGACTATGTGCAGCTTTTGCTGAACCTCTAGAAGCTACTTCAATTCATAGCACTATTGTACAACTTATGACATTTATATACGAGTACCTAGGCCATGACAAAGAATCTACTGTTGGCTTTGGAGCTATAAATCAATATAATAGACGTATGACAAAAATGTATGACGAATTTAAAGACTTTTTAAATATTCATTACATGGGAGGGCGCGAAGACAGTGAATTCTGGAAACATATTAAATCCGGAAAAACTCGAACTGACTTTACTAATGATATAATAGACATGTGTCGATATAGAATTCCTTCAGACAAAGATTTTAGTAAGTTTGTAGGTGGAGTAGATTGGGGTCTTTATAGTTATATTTTAAGAGGTACAGGAATTCTAACAAAAAGTGTTGTGACTAATTATTTTAATCATATAGAGAAAGTGTCAAAAAGCGACATAAATCGCAATAGTGCTAGAGAGCAACACGAAAAATATTTAAAAGAAAGTAATGATGCTCTAAAAAATATGATGTCGTATAAGAATTTTATAAATTTAATAAGAAAGTAACATATGGCTTATAATATTAACTTTATGCAGTTTAACAACCTTGGTATTATGTTTGCCAAACCAAGCCATTTATTAAAAAAAACAATGGATTCTTTTTGCCAAGATGTTTCAATTAAAGTTTTCGAAAATGCCTCTCCAGACCTTCTCAACAATTATCATATAATGTCTAACAAGCTACACTACGACCCAGCTCAGGGTATCCCTGCTGTTTTACATTCTATGATAGAAAAAGAAATACTAGGGTGTATAGAAATGTACGAGAATAAATTTCAATATTTTAATAGAATGTTTAATTTTATGGTTGATATAGAAAATACTCCTACTACCTTAGAATTAGAAAGAATGTGGTTTAATATTCAACGCAAGGGTGAATTTTTACCTTTACACAATCACTCTGGGATATACACTTTTGTTATATGGGCTAAAATACCATTTCATTTTCAGTCAGAACAAGATCTGTCGCCGAATCCTATGACAATAAAAAGCCGAGCAGGATATTTTCAATTCTTATACACAGATTCGTTAGGAAAAATAACATCATATGATATTCCTGTAGATAAATCCTATGAAGGAACTATCTGTATTTTTCCATCTCAACTTATGCATCAAGTGTATCCGTTTTATTCAACTAATGATGTTAGAATAAGCCTAAGTGGCAATTTTAGACTTAAACTTAATGGCTAATCTTTTTTCCAAATTAGATAGATCTAAATTTAATAAAAATCTAGTTTTCAGATTTTCAATTCCTGTATGGATAGCTAAATCTGGGCTGGAACAGTTTAGTACCTTTAGATTTGAATATGGTCATCATGCAGTATCTAAGGACGATGCTAAACCTTTTTTTGGTAGAATTTTATATTTAGAAGAAAAAGGTATAAACGAGCCAATTCCGGTTGTCGTTCAAAACTTAATTGATTTTTTAAGGTTTGAGATTACACAAACAATAGATTCTAATTCAAAGTTTTTATCTATTCATAGAATAGCTATAAACGGACAAACACCTAATCAGTCTCCTGAAATTCACATAGACAATGGAGCAGACCCTACTGCTTGGACTGCTATATATTATGCAAATTATAGTGATGGTGATACTATTTTTTATCAATCATTAGGTAACAAAATTGAATGCTATCGATCTTTATTCGAATTTGGCACTGTAGTATTATTTCCTGCAAGTTTTTGTCATAAAGCAGATTCAACTTTATCCTCCTGGAGGATAACTGCTGCAATTACTTTTTTTTGGGACTGCAAATTAAATAATTTAATAAGACAGGATCTATGAATACATTCGGTTGGAAGATAAGTAACCATATAGTTGAGCAAACTTCTATTTTGCATATTCAAAACGCATTGAGTAAGTCTCAATGTGTTGATATAAAAAATCAAATTTTAAATTTTAAAGAAATTTCGTCTCAGCAACAGATAGAAAGTAACGACATAAACGATAAACTTTGTTGGAGAGGGTATCCACATGTATCTTCAGATGGGTTTAATGACACAACTAATGAATTAATCAAAAATGTTATTTTATCAGCGTATGATAAATTTAAGCAATCTATACCTTATCCAGATGGTATAAGTGTAAGGGGAAAAAATTTATATAGCTTTGATACAAGTTCGCCATTAATGCATTTATGGGCCAATGTTAATCAGCAGGGCGGCTATAACATTATTCATAATCATAGTGGTAGTTTATTATCAGGAGTTATATATATTCAATGCCAGGGAACTGGTTTTGTTGAATTTTATCCTGCAAATTATCTTAATAAAATTAATCATCCATTATGGTTATATAACGGTACTAGAAAAATAGATCCGCTAGAGGGAGATTTAATAATTTTTCCTAGTTATCTTATGCATTTTGTAGAACCTAATCCTAGTAAATTATCAAGAATAAATTTAGCATTCAACCTTACATACGATATACAATATGATCATTGAGTTTATCACAGAAGACGAATCTTTATTAAAATTTTATCACCCTGTCAAGACAGAAGATTGTTTAAGTGATAAAATAAAAGATTTACCTAGACCAAAGGAAACATATAAAACAGACGAAATTCCTATTCAAAATATTTTTAGTTGTTTGCCTGCCATAGATTATGCAAAAGCAGGATACATAATTAAAAATTCACACAATTTAAAATTAGAATTATTAATGGTTAATTTTAAAGAAGTGTTAAGTTTAGAAACCAGTCGAAATATAGATAAGTCTAATCCTAATTTTAAATTTTTAAATGAGATGGGTCTGTATAATGAAAAACTACTTCCAGCTCCTTCACCTAATAAATTTAGGAATTATTTTAAACACTCTACTGATTGGGGGATTAAAACTCCAAAGGGCTATAGTAGTTTAATTCTCCAACCATTTTATATATTAGAAGAACGATATTCAGTTTTGCCTGCTATTGTAGATACTGACACATACCATCGTCCTATACCCTTAGTAGGGTATTTGAATACAAAAGAAAGTGTCAATATAATGCCAGGGGATCCTGTATTACAAGTTATTCCATTTAAAAGAGATGATTGGACTATGTCGGTCAAACTTGAGAAAGTTCCAATAGCATCAAAATTCTGGTTATGGAACGGATACAAAAACTTTTTCCACAAAATAAAAAATTATGGCTAAAAACTCTCATATTAAATTTATTTGTGAAGACTATGATTCCTTTCAACTATATCCACCAGTTCCAGCAACAAAGATGGTTCCACTTTGGTACAAAGACCTATCTATCTTTATAAAAAATGCTCCAGGGAAAGTAAATCAAGAAAATGTGCCTTCTGTCAAAAAATGTATGCCTGTACTAGATTATATCACATCTGGATATATTTTAAGAAATTCTTACCAAATTAGAGTAAGTCCCTATGATGATAATCAAGGCATCAGGCATTTTAAATTAGATTGCAATAGAAAAGATTATGTAGGAGCACACCCATGGCACCAAGCTCCTATTGAAATTGACGGATCAAAAACTCATTATTTTAAAATCAACCAACAATGGGTAGTAAGAACTCCTCCGGGGTATAGTAGTTTAATATATCAACCTTACTATAATTTTAGAAAAGAATTTAGTTTTTTGCCAGCAGTTGTGGATACTGATGTTCATCCTGCTTGCATTGGTCTTGTTGGAATTATTAAAAGCCAAGAAGAGTTTTTTATAAACCCCGGAGACCCTTTAGTTGTTGTATTGCCATTTAAGCGTGAAGAATGGATAAGCACTATAGAGCACGATCCTGATTTGATTAAAAAATCAAATTTTAAACTTTACCTTCAAGGATTATGGCACGGGTTTTATCAAAAGTTTTTACACAATAAAAAATCATACAGTTGAAAAAAATTACTATATAACTTATGTTCTCATTTTTCCTAAAAAAAGATAAAATTTATCTAGATTGTTTTACCAATGAACCAGATCTTGCTACTCTTTTTCCTTTTAGATTAGCTAGTGAAAAGTTGCCAGGATGGTTCAAACACTTGCCCAATGGTATGGAATTCCATGGCCCGATTAGGGGAACTATGAAAACTTGTCCAGGAGTAAGTGATCTATTTAGATCAGGATTTATTATTGTTAATTGGTTAGATGTGTATATCGATGTATCAAATAATAAAATAGACTGGATGCCCAAACCACGTGCTGAATCACATAATTCCGGTCAATGGGATGGTCCTAAGACTTCATTCCTTAAAGATTTTTATCATTTAAAACTAGTAAGTCCTTGGAAAATGCGTGAGAAAACAGGCATCAAATGGTTATTTACAAATCCATTCTGGTATGATGATACCTTTAAACCCCTTGTAGTAAATGGTATGGTAGAATACAAGTATCAACATACAACAAGTGTTAATATGCTTGTGCCTAAAAACATGTTTCCTAAAAACATAACTATACCTGCTGGCAAAGAACTAGCACATGTTATACCATTAAGTGATAAAGAAATTGTTTTGAAAACACATGTTGTCACTGATAATGAGATGAAAAAATTAGATCCTCTCACTTTTGCATTTCAAGGTAACTACTTTAAGAGGAAAAAAATTTTAAAAGATCTTGGTAGGTAAATGAAAGAATTTTCTTTATTGCTTAACTCTGGAGCTTTGGTGAGTGGAATCTTTCCTGTTCCGATATATAAAAAACCACTAGATAGACCATTGACAGAAAATGAAGTAAAGCTAGTCCAACCATCTTCTTGGGTTACTAGACCAGGGAGTGACAATTTAAGAACAGATAATACTAAAATTTTACATCAACCAGGATTTTTTTTAATTAAAAAATTTATCGAATCTAGCATTAATGATTTTTTAGAGAATATAATTTCCCCTAACCCTAATATCGAATTGTACATAACTCAAAGTTGGCTCAATTTTAACAGCAAAGGTCAGCGGCATCATAAGCATTTTCATGCTAATAGCATACTAAGCGGTGTTATGTATTTTAATACAACTAAAAATGACTTTATCAGTTTTTATTCTAGCATTAGACCAGAAATACATTTAATGAATAATCCAAATTGGTGGAATATTAGTAGAATATCAATGCCTGTTCAAACTGGAGACTTAATTATTTTTAATAGCAAATTAGAACATGGGGTCGAGGAAGTAAAAGAGGATAATCATACTAGGATAAGTTTGGCCTTCAATACTTGGTTTAAAGGTGAAATTGGCAGCGAAGAAGGATTGACTAAGCTAGTGTTATGACGAATGTAGATAATATTGAATTTAGAGATCTTACCAACATAGGTATTTTAAAAGCTCAGCTTGATACTTTAATTATAGAATCACTTAGAGATGAAATAAGTGAAATAGCAAAAACAGGCACTAAGCATAATAGACAACTAAGCGGACATATAAGACAAGAATACCTACTTACTAAAGCTAAAACTATTCTTGAACCTATTCTTATTGATCTTGCTATAAAACATAACAACAAATATAATCTAACTAGTAGGCTTAATGAAGATCACTTAAACACTAATTTTAAATTTTTTTTAGAAAGTGTTTGGGTAAATTTTCAAAAAAAACATGAATTTAATCCTATCCATAGACACAGCGGTGTGTATAGTTTTGTAATCTGGGTTGATGTACCATACTTTTTTGAGTTTGAAAGAAATGTTGGCCCTGGCAAGGAATCTATATTTGCTAAATCTGGTACTTTTGAATTTATCTATACAGACATACTAGGTCATATTTCTGGTGAACTGATTCCTGCTGACAAGACATATGAAGGATCATTAGTTTTATTTCCTTCTAGGTTACATCATTGTGTTTTTCCGTTTTACAGCTCCGACAAAACTAGAATTTCAGTAGCTGGTAATATATCAACTAAACCTTTTTAATAATGTTTATTCATAAAGTTTTCTATACTCCTATATATGAGTATCAAACTATTAATAGTGAAAATTTTTTAGTGCAAAACGAAATCAAAAATTCCCTTTCTACAATTATATCAAATGATAAATTTGAAAATCCAGAAGGATGGAACGATGGCGTTAGAACAAATATAAAATTTAGATACAATACTATTAAAGATTACAATCTATCTAATTTACAATTGTTGTTAGATACTCATATTGCAAAATTTGTCAAAACTATTGCAGCATTTGACCCCATACCATTAAAATTGGCACATAGTTGGATCAATCTCACTACGGAAGGACAGGGACAAAATTGGCATCAACATCAAGATGCGGTAGTATCAGGAACTTATTACTATGACAGCAATGGTAAAGATGGAGACATTATTTTTACAACACCTAACCCGTTCGTTTCAACTGAGCTTTTTCCTCTTGGGCTTCAAATAACCAAAGAATATAAAATTTCTCCTAAAGTAGGCAAAATAATATTGTTCCCAGGATGGTTAAGTCACTGCGTTGAAAAAAATCTGTCAAATACAACTCGTATAAGTGTTTCATTTAATTATTACAGAGATCACTTTTACAATTCCTAAAATCTCTTACTAGTAAATATCGCAAAGGATCTAATATGAAAAATAAAATTAATAGAATAATTGTTGTAGGTGGAGGTAGTGCTGGATGGATGAGTGCTGCATTATTGATTAAGCAATTTCCTGAAAAAGAAATAGCGGTCATAGAATCACCAGATATGCCAATCATTGGAGTAGGTGAATCTACTCTAGGAACAATTAATCAATATTTGAACATGCTTGATTTAAAAGATGAAGATTGGATGCAATATTGTAATGCTACCTATAAATTAGCTATTAAATTTACTGATTTTTTTGCTAAAGGTGAAGAATTTTATTATCCTTTTGGTATTAAAGATACTCAAAATTGCCAGCAAGGGATTATGGATTGGTTTGTCAAAAAGGTCCAGCAACCAGATACTCCTTTACTAGACTTTTATGAAAATTTCTATAGCACAATGCCATTTATCTACAAATCTAAACTTTATGATAATGCAGATGGACAACTTCCTGGATTTAGTTTTAGAAATGATGCTGCTTATCATATGGATGCTGCTATGTTTGGTAATTTTTTACGAGATAAATTTTGCATTCCACAAGGAGTAGTGCATATAGCTCAAACAATTACTAGTATAAACACAGATAAGGACGGGTCAATTGATGGTCTTGTTTTAGACAATGGAGATATCCTTGAAGCTGATTTATATCTAGACTGTACTGGATTCAAATCACTACTTTTAGAACAAACGCTTGGCGTTAAATTTGATAGCTTTAACAAATGGTTGCCTAATAATAAAGCATGGGCAGTTCATGTTCCTTACAAAGATATGAATTTAGAAATGGAAAATGTAACAAATTGTACAGCGATTTCCAATGGGTGGGTATGGAACATACCTTTATACCATAGAATAGGTAAAGGATATGTATATTCTGACGAATTTGTATCGGATGAAGAGGCTCTAGAAGAATTCAAGACACATATAATGACAGGTATGAAGGTGACCAGATCTCGAGAAGAAGTTGATAGCCTAGAATACAAAAAGATTAATATTAAAAATGGTGTGCATCATAGATGCTGGTATAAAAATGTTGTAGCAGTAGGACTGTCATATGGGTTTATTGAGCCATTAGAAAGCACAGGGTTGCTAAGTGTCCAAGAAATATTGTTAAGACTATGTGAAACCTTGCATTATGATACTATAAACAAAATACACGTTGATAATTTTAATTACACTGTTAATAATATCATGCAAAGTTTTAAATTATTTGTTTGTTATCATTATACCTTGTCGTCTAGAAGAGAAACACCTTATTGGAAACATGTTACTGAAAATATAGAAATGGATTCTACTATGTTAATACCTTCTAATCATAATACAGCTTCACAGGTAACTGACATTGCTACTAGATTTTTGCAATCTCATCATTTGCCAAGTGATTATAGTCTTGGAGGAATGCCTGATATCTGTGTTGGTATGCACATGAGTCCTGCTAGCAAAACACAGATGAAAGTTCTTAGCCATATATTATTTGGTAGAACTGGTAGTATTCCTGAATTTTTTAATAATCAAACTCAAGACTATTGGAACCAGAAAAGAGAATATATTGAAAGTTTAGCCGAGTCTGCCCCTACTCATTATCAATATTTAAAACAAAATATTTACAACAATAAAGATTAAGGAATAAAATTTAAATTTAGAACTGTTCTAAATTTTTGATCAGTGCAATTTGATCCTGTGTGCTCCTCTATAGCATCAAAAAACACAATTCTGTTTTCAAGACTTATAACTTTTTCTTTAGTTTCTTTAAATAATGTATATCCGTTATTTGTGTTTAAATAAAATACAGCAGTTTTTGCTATTTTAGCTATATGTTCTGGGAGATCTGTATGGAATTCAAATTCATGAAGATTTTGATTACAAAAGGTTACATTAGCTTTAGCTCTTAGTAGAATACTAGCATTAATTTTTTTAATCAAGGGGTTAATTGTGTCTAAATACTTGCTTATAATATTAGGGGCATGATATAGCATATGTACAAGTTGATAATCAAATCTTTCTTCACACAGCAGATTTTTTCCTGTGTTCGTTTTTGAAGTCAGTGTCCATGGAAAAGATTCATTGAGAAAAGCATTTTTAATTGCTAAAAATTGCTGAGGTGGCAAGAAATTATCAACTACAAGCATATCAATGTATATATATTAAAATAAAAAAACTATTAAATAATTTGAAGGAGTTATTATGTTAATGGAATTTACAATAGTATTACCAAACGGTGATCACAAAAGAGAGCGCATTGAATGCACTGATGAGCAAGATGGCATTAGAAAATTAGAGGCTAAGCACGGACCAGGAACTGTACCCTATGGCGGAAAAGTAGTATTTCAAGGTACTAATCGCTAGTAATTAAGGCTTTACTGATGTAGGTTCAGGAACTGGTATAGTTCCACCTACATCTGGATTTTCCACCATTATAATCATTCTAGCTGTATCTTCATCTCTTAATTGTTTTGCACTTTTAAGAATCAACGAATTAAATATCATCATGCGATCAGCAGGGATAGGTTCAGTCCAATTTGGGTCTGACAATCTTCTCTTTATTTCATTGTCTGCAATTTCTTTCATAGCAGACTTAATTCTTTCTGTAACTAAATCGTCAATATGTTGATGTGGGTCAACATATTTCCAAGACAATGCTTTCCATTCCATGTCTGTAACTTCTACAAAATATCTTTTGGCCATTTCTAAATCCTTTATTGTCTTTGTGCAGCAGGTACTAGATTAGCCTGTCTTAAAATTTGCTCTCTATCAGATGGTATAACTGCTACATTAGGATCATTGATCATTCTTGCAACTTCCATCGCTACTATTTCATCTGTCACTATTCTGGCTTGCCAGGTAGCAACATTATCAATATAATCATATGGGTCTAATGCAATGTGTTCTAGCACCATTGCTTCTATATCAGTTAGTTCTATTACAATATCTGGCATTTAGTATTCCTTAAATTTATTTATTATCCTATCAAGTAGCCATTGAAAATTGAATGGGTACCATGTACCCTGCTAGGGCCTCCTGCCCAATAAAATAGCATACTGGTATATTCAGTGGCATTTAAATATAGATCAAGATTCATTGTTACACCACCTGCGTGATTTGCTGATGTTCCATGCATCCAAATTCCGTGGGGAGTTCTTCCTGTCCAAGGTCCTGTAGCTCCATTTCTACTCCATGATAAATGTATATAGTTAGGTGTATTGTTATCATCATTGTAGTTATAACTTTGCCAACCTAGGTGGTAAAATCCTGAGACAGGAGCAGTCATCCTTCCGTTTGAATAATTAAAATTGCTTCCGCCACGTTGATATCCATCCCAACCAAAACCAGCACCAATTTCTCGCCAACCATATCCCCCATAGCTATTAGCATAAGTCCAACCGCTTGTTCCAGCAGAGTGCCACATTAGACTTCCTGAACTTGAGCTGCTTCCTGCCGTTTTATGACCGCTGCTGTTCAATCGCATGGCTTCTGTATTGGCGATACTAAAAGCTACATTGTTAGCAGCAGGAACGAATATACCAGTTCCTGCTTCACCAGTTCGGCGCACAGCAGCGCCTGACGCAGTTGATAAATTACTAGCAATTGCCAGCGGTCCAGTCATAGTATTACCACCGTCTTGTCGTAGGGGTGTGTAACCAAGATTTGCTACTGCTGCTCCAGCAGCCAGTTTAGTTGCTGAAATGTTTGCTGTCGCACTTATATCACTATCGGTAATAGCTCTATAGGTAACCGTTTTACCACTCAGATCTACGCTGGTAGTAAGTTCGTCTGCTCCTACTGACCCGGCAGCTATTTTAGCAGTTGTTATAGCTCCTGCTACGAATTTTCCTGCAATAACAGCACTATCTGCTATGTCAGTAGTAGAAACTGTTGCTGCAATAAATGCATCTGCTGGAAGTTTCTTGAAACTATCATAACTTGCCATATTTTATCCTATTAAAAACCCACACCATAAACTATGATCTCCATGTATGCGACCTGGACCATTGGCTAGATATGGCTGAAGAGTAGAAAAGTCTCCGGCATTCATATAAAATTCTACTGCGGTCATAATACCCGGTGCATGGTTATTTGGTAACCCATGTGCAAAAATAGTGTGGGGATGGCGACTGTTTACGCTGGTCTGAGGAGCACCATTTCTACCGATATTCCAGTGAGTGTAACTTGGTGTTCCGTTGTCGTCAGAATAGTAGTAAGATTGTGCATAGAACCAGTAATAACCAGCTACAGGTGCAGTAAATCTTCCATTGCTAGCTGCATTACTGCCTCCTTGTTGTGTGATTTGCCAATTTATATTAATTTCTCTCCAGCCGTTATATCCAAAGGTACCATGATAGTACCAACCACCTGTACCGGCACCATGAAAAGCTGGGCGATTAGGTTCTATTCCTCTACCAGATGAATCAATAACTAATGCTGCTGTACCATTTGTTGAAAATGCAATTTGATCTGCTGCTGGAAAGTAAATTCCAGTATCAGTGTCTCCTGATATAGTCAAGCTTGGAGCAGCAGCAGTACCGGCAGCAAGACCTAAAGTACCAGTCATAGTGGCTCCTGCGGCTGTGCTTTTACCTAACGGTGTAGAACCTAAATTAGTAGCTATAGCTCCACTGGCTAACTTAGAACCCGCAACGGCTGCGGTATTTGATAAGTCACTATTAATAAAAGGTCTATAAGTTACTGTCTTAGCACCTATGTTGAATGGATTAGCTAGTTCAGCTGTGGTTATATTACCGTCGGCTATATCTGCTGTGGCTACAGCATTATTATTAATTTTAGCAAGTGTAATTTGTGAGGTACCAATGATAGAACCTGTTATGGCTCCATCAGCTATCATAGCACTATTAATTTTTTTAAAACTTGCGTAGTCAGCCATACTTTATCCTATAAGGTGTCCGCTAAAAATGTGATGTCCTGCATGATGGCGACTGTTATAGCTGTGCCAACGAATCCACACACTTGCATACTCAGTGGCATTCAATCGAAACACGGCACTGTAATTGGCACCATCGTCATATTGGTTTCTGTTACCATGCATATTGATATTATAAGGGGTTCTGCCACCAGTCATCCAATTGATATTACCGTTAGGTGCTATCCAATTATGAACATAACTAGAGGTTCCATAACTATCGTTAAGATGATACCAACATGTGTGAAATACATAGTAACCTGTTACAGGAGCAGTGTAACGTCCGTTGCTGGGATTCCAGTTAGAGCCACCTGTCTGATGACTGGCATTATTCCAGCCCATAATGCTGCCGCATTCAAAAGTGCCTGTACCACCGTAATTGCTAGCATATAACCAGCCATTAGTAGCACTAACTGCAAAAGCAGGGTGATTTGGTCTTGTTACTCTTAGGCTGCTGTCTATAACTGCGTATTCTACTCCACCAGCTACTATTCTTACAGTACTGGCTTCTATGCTAATACCTGTATTGGTATCACCTGCCCTGTAAAGATTAGGAGCACTGGTACTTGTTGTAGTAGTTAGGCTAAGAGGAATGCTAGCATCTAATGTATCACCTGCTGAATTGACTGGAGTGAACCCTAGAGATGCAGTAACAGCACCTGACGCTAGTTTTGTTCCACTAATGCTAGCTGTATTTGCAAAATCTCCATCAACAATAGCTCTATATGTTGGAGTTTTAGAACTAAGATCTAAAGTGCTGGCTAATTTTGCGGAGGTAACCACATTGCTCATCTTAGTAGCATCAATGGCTCCTGCTGCTAAATTAGTTGTAGAAACAGTAGTAGCAGCTAGATCACCTGATGCTATTGACAAATCAACTATTGCAGTTGTATTAATCTTTTTAAATGATGTATAGGTAGCCATATTATTAAATTGTTATGATTCTCCAACCAAAGGTTGTATTGTAATAAACTAAATCAAAAGCAGCTCCTTCAGTGGATATGGTTAGATTTTCAGCTAGGCCCATAATAAGATGGCCATTTCTCACTATTGTACAAGCATTAGTATCAAAAGTATTAGCAACATCAAATATTCTTACAATATCACCTTTGTTAGCATTAGCAGGCAATGTTAGGTTAAGTGCTGATGATGTGGTGTTAACCCAATATACCTTATTACTTTCTATTGCTGAACTTGTTGTTTGATCAACATTGGGCAGAGCTCCTAAAGATGTAATGCCTGCTATGCCCGATCTTATAGTTCTTCCCATGTTTAATCCTTAATTAAGCTGTTGATGTTTCGATACCATATACTACAACATTTACGCCAGTTACATTTGAGTAAGCTACAATTATTTGGCCTGCGGCCATAACAAGTCCGGTTCTTTCAAGCGTACCATTACCAACCAACTGAACATCATATTCTAGATATTCAGCAGTGGTAGGCGCTCCTGCTGCTGCTAGAGCTAGTCTAACAGTGGCAGAAGTAGAATTCCTGTTACATATGCTTACTGTAACCACTGAAAATGTATTAGATGGGCAAGTA